GGTGTGTTTCTTACCTGGAATTGGAGATACATATTGGGCTTTAACAAGAATGCCAGAATTGATAAAGCAATACAATTTAACCTCTCCAATAGATGTTTCAATTTTGAAAGTTAAGGAAGAAAGAGATAATAGGAGCATCCCTTTTTTGAGAATGTTTTCTTTTTTGAGTGTACGAAATGTTGAATTCATTACAGATGACAGGATATTTGAAAGGTTGTATTGGGGAGAAGATGAAGTTATTGAAAAGGGTGGAGTGTTATATATAGGATGTAATGGAATTTTGAGAAAAGGAAATAAGTTAGAGACAAAGGGAAAAGTAAACTGGTATCCTAAATCTTTCTTGAGTTTGAATGTTTTGGAAAGTGTAAAGGAAAAAGAAAAACAGTATGGAAAGTATATTGTTATATATCTCTCAGAAGATGGTATGTTTAGAGATTGGATGTTAAAGTTTCCCCTTGAAAAAATGGAGAAAGTTTTGAATGAGATGCGAAAACAATGTACTTTGGTATGGGTTGGGAAAGAATGGGACAAAGATAGTGAGTTTTATAGAATAGCTGAGCAAGATGTTAATTTGATAGGAAAAACTTCTTTTGAGGAGTTGACTTCTTTAATTTTAGGGTCTAAGATGGTGTTTGGATATTGTAGTGGACTAACATTTTTCAGTGTTTACTTAAGGAAGCCTACATATATTCTTTGGAGTTACTACTTTGAAAACCCTTCTTTCTTCTCTAATGCATTGCCTCCAGACAGTTTAAATAATTGGTATATTTATGATGTAGTTGATGGATTGGATGAACGGTATGTTATAAGTAGATGGAAAGAATTTTGGAAGAAGAGTTGTAGTAAAGAGGAAGTCAAACCCAAAGTTTCAGTGGTTACTGTATTAAAGTCCGGAGGGGAGTATGAAGTTCAGCATGTTAGTCGATTGTATGAGAATGTAAAGAAGTATTTAAAGATTCCGTTTGAATTTATCTGTTTAAGTGATGTAGAGATTAAAGTAGAAGGTATTAAAAGGATTCCATTGATTCATAATTATAAAGGATGGTGGAGTAAGATTGAAGTGTTTAGAAAAGGTATTACAAATACAATGATTACCTTGTATTTGGATATTGACACTGTTTTAGTCAAAGAAATCAATGAATTACCTATACCTACTTGTCCTTTAATGTTAAGAGATTTGGGAGGAAATGGATTGGAAACAGGGATCATGTTGTTTTTTGTCAATCAGTTAGTGGAAATATACAAGAACTTTGAATTTGGGCCAGAGAAAAGAGATGCTCAGTATGTTGAAAGAATTCTGAATGAGTTAGGGTATACTTATAAGTACATTCAAGACACATTTTCGGGAATTTATAGTTACAAGTATCACTGTAAAGAAGGCTTGCCAAAAGATGCTAAGATAGTGTGTTTTCATGGACATCCAAGGCCTTGGGAGGTTAATGAAGAATGGATGAAAGGAGATAAAAAATGAGAACAGAAGTAAGTTTGTTGCGTGAACTACTTGGGGTTTCTGATTCTGTTATCAGTGATTCTGAGTTAGTTAGATTTATTCAGACAGCATCTGGAATGATAGATTCTGTGTTTGATGGGACTGAAGGATACTCGGATGTTATGTTAGCAGAGATGGAGTGTTGGTTGGCGGCTCACATTGTAGCAAGTAGTAGGTTGAGGCAGGCTGTTTCAGAAAGAGTAGGAGATGTAAGTGTTTCTTATGCTAATTTAGGGGAAGGATTGGATAGCACGAGTTATGGAAGAATGTTGAAACAATTAGATGTATCAGGAAAGATTAGCAGAATAGGATTGAAAGCAGTAACATCAAAAGCAATAAAACAGTATGATAACTGATTTGATGGATAGGTTTTGTTTAGAAAAGTCTGTGTACTGGGAACCTTCTGGGTTAGATAATTATGGAATGAAAACATATTCTTCTCCTGTGGAAGTAAAAACAAGATGGGAGATGGGGATGCAAGAGGTGAAAAGAGCTGAAGGACAAGTAGAGGTGTCTACTGCTGTTGTGTATGTATTGCAAGAAATGAAAGTAGGAGGATATATATGGAAAGGAAGGTTAGAAGATTTAACTACTGACCAAAAAAGCAATCCTAAATTACTTAGAGATGTGTGTGAAATATTAGAGTATAACGAATTAACTTCTATCTACACAGATGGGGTTGTAAGAAAGGTGCTTGTAAGATGAGTAAACAAATATTAGGATATGAAAAAGTAATGATGAATTTGAATAAGCAAATAAAACAAATTCAAGGAAGGAGTTTGAATGGATTAATCCAAGCTGCTTCATATGTTAGATATTCTATGGATACACATGCTCCTTTAATTCCTGTAGATACAGGTAATTTAAGACAATCGTGGAGAATTGTTCCTTTTGAAAAAGGAGATAAATTTGGGGTTTTGATGGGATTCTCCGCAAACTATGCATTATTTGTTCATGAGAATGATAATGCTCATTTCCAAAGACCTGGAGCGGGTGCAAGATTTTTTGAAATAGCGTTAGATAGAGAAAAAGAAAAGATATTTCAAATAATTCAGAATAGTATAAAATGAATGTAGCGTTGGATTTGGCAACATATATTGCTCAAAAGTTTGCAGAATTGGTTTTGGGTACTAATCTTTTTGTAGGATTTGAGCCTGCCTATCCAGATAATTGTGTTACAGTGTACCCAATAATGTCAGATGTAAATGAGTATACATTAGATGGTACAGTTTTTATGAAAAATAGAATACAGATTAGAGTAAGAAATATTGTACATTCTAATGGATTGCAGTTGATTAATGATATAGCAGATAATGTTAGTATGGTTGGTCCTATAATTATCAATGGGACTAAGTATCAATTAATTCAAAGGATAGGTAATGTTTATAATATAGGAGTAGATGAAAAGATGCGAACTGTATTTATAGTTAATTGTGATATGGTAATTTAAAACAGGAGGTAAAAGTATGGCAATACTTGGATTTGGAACTAAGTTTCGCAGATGGAGCGGAACGAGTTGGCAGACAATAGCTAATGTAGTATCTATTGATGGACCTACACGATGACCAGAGATACTGTATGTGACAAATTTGGATAGTATCTTGGGTTATAAGGAGTTTCTGGGAGGATTAAGAGATGGAGGGAGTATTTCTTTGACAATGCAGTTTCAAAGAACTTACTTTAACTATCTTAAAACAGACTTTGAAAATAGTAATACAGTGAATTACGAAATTGTCCTTCCGGATACTGACAAAACCAGTTTTGAATTTAAAGGACTTGTAACTAACCTTGGAATTTCTGTAGCGGTTTCAGATAGTGTAAAAGCTAACGTTACAATAAAAATCTCTTCCAAGGTAACTGTTAATAGTGGTACAGGTTCTGGTACTTAGTATTGATTGCTAATTGTTTAATTTAAAAAGAATGGGAGTATGAGCAAGTTATTAAAAAGAGAAGATCTTTTGAAAAAGAAGGAGTTAAAGATTGAGAAAGTAGAGTTGGAAGAAGGGTATGTTTATGTCAGGGAGATGACAGCGGCGGAAAGAGATACTTTTGAGAGGTTGTTGTATGTAGAGATAGAAGAAGGAGATGGTGTAAGATATGAACGAAATACAGCAAACTTTCGTTCTAAATTGGCTGTAATGACTATTTGTAATGAGAATGGAGAAAGGTTGTTGAAGGAAGAAGATTATGAAGCTTTTTCACAAGCCATCTCAGCCAAAGAAATGGAGTTGATAGTAAACAAAGCTCTATCTCTTAATCGAATGAAAAAGGAAGATGTAGAGAAAGAGATAAAAAACTAAGTAAGCGGCCAGGCAGAATATTTCTGTTCCGCCTGTGCCGCACCTTAGGTGTTCTGCATCCAGATATGTTGTTGCAACAATTAACATTGAGTCAGTTACAGGAGTGGGAAGCATATGATAAAATAGACCCTTTAGGAGAAGAGCGAATGGATTTACGATTTGCAATGTTGGAAAGTTTGATAATGAATTTGTTTCTTAGTGTTTTTGGAAAGGAAGGAACACAATTAACTACTCCAAAAGAATTTTTGCCTCGATTTTATGTTAATTTAGAGGAAGAGAAAGGTAAAAGTATCAAGAAGATTAAGGATATGTTAATGACATTTGCAGATAATCCTGAAGAAAAGGAGAAATAGTATGTCCAATATAGGAGAAATGTGGGCTTCATTAGGATTAGATACTTCGGAAGTACGAAAAGGAGTGAGGGACTTTGAGTCTCAGATGGGAAGGGTTAAATCTGAAGTATCAAATACTTCTGCTATTGTAGGAAGATTAGGGAGTGCAATAGGAATGGCCTTTGCTACTATTGGAGTAGGGGCTTTTGCGTCTTCTATAATTAAAGTAAGAAGTGAATTTGAAGCCACGGCTTCTTCTTTTAAAGTTATGTTGCAGAGTAAGGTATTGGCAGATGATTTAATGAGAAAGGCAACGGAATTTGCAATAGAATCTCCTTTTCAATTATCTGAAATTACAGCTGCTATAAAACAATTACTTGCTTATGGAAGTACCCAAGAGGAGGTTTTAAATGAGATGCAGCATTTGGGAGAGGTAGCGGCTGGATTAAATATATCGTTCACTGATATGGCTTATTTATATGGAACTCTTAGAACTCAAGGAAGGGCTTATTCACAAGATATTAGACAATTTACAACCCGTGGTGTTCCAATGTTGGAAGAATTAGCTAAAGTAATGGGTGTAAATAAGAAAGAAGTGATGGGATTAGTAGAAGAGGGTAAAATAGGATTTTCTGAAGTTCAAAAAGCTATCTTTAATATGTCCTCAGAAGGGGGTAAGTTTTTTGGATTGATGAAGGAGCAAATGGAAACTTTAGGAGGAAAAACAAGTAACTTTAAAGATGCATGGGATAATTTATTAGTTACTTTAGGAAATTCTTCTGCTTGGAAGACAGCTGTATCTTGGGTTACTAAATTGTTAGAAAAGGTAAATGAAGCTATAAAGCCAACTGATTTAGAAGCATTAATGGGTTGGGAACCAATTACTAAGGTAATTGATTCTGCTATGGATAATATATCTTCTAAATCATTAAAGACTTTAGATGATGTAAAAGGAGCTATTAAAGAAATAATTGTAAGTTATGAAGGATTAATTGATATTCAGCAAAAACAAATTAAACAATGGGAAGAGCAAGATAGGAAGATAGGAAAAAGTTATCATGAAAATGTTATTAAAAAGAGTGTTATAGAAATTGAAAGATACAGTCAGATTGTTTCTTTGTTACAGAAAAAGTTAAATGATGAAAACTGGTTAAAAACTAAGTTTTTAAAGGGGTTGATAGAACAAGAAGAAGCAGAAGAAGAGGCAAAGAAAAAAATACAAGATTTGTTAGCAGAGTTTAAGAAAGGAGAGAAGTATATTGAGAATTTGGGACAGGTGTTAGGAGATAATTTTGATGTTTGGAGTGAAAAGGCAAGTTACTATAAAAGTGTTGTTGAAAAGTTAATAAAAGAGGGATATGGTCCAGCATCAAAGTGGGTACAAATATATGCAGATAAGTTAAGAGAAGCTGAGTCACATGTTGAATTTAATAGAAAGATTGCTGAGAATACAAAGAAAGCTGAAGAAGAACAAGAAAAAATAACAAAGATGATGGATGATTACTCTGAATCTTTAAATAGAGTGTCTAAGATGTCTTTGTTACTTGGGAAGGATTATGATAAATTAAATGAAGAAATATCAATATATAAATCACATTTAGAATCTTTAGTAGAAATAGGATATCCATTAAATTCTGAGGAAGTCATAAATACAGTAAATGCACTCCAAGAAGCTAATAAAGCATTGGAAGAACAAGAAAGAAAGACGGAAGCATTAAAACAAATTGAAGAGAATAGACAAAGAGTAATAGAAATGATTTCTTTTTCCTTGGTAGATATGGTGGGTATAGTAGGAGAAGCTTTTGTAGATTCTAAAAAAGCTGCACAAGATTTTATTGAGACTATGTTAAAAGGAGTACAGGAGTTGATTGGATACTTTTTAAAGTTAGCTATTATTAAAGCAATCAGTGGAGAAGCACAGAAAGGTCTTCCAGGATTGATTACAGCTGGAATTGCTGTGTCAGGATTAATAGCGCTTTGGGAAAAATATAAATCTAAAGCAGAAAAGATGCAATACGGAGGGATAATTGGGGGGTATAGTTATGCAGGAGATACTGTGCCTGTATTAGCAAACAGTGGGGAGATGGTTTTAAATTATTCTCAACAGTCAAATTTGTTTAAGCTACTTAACAATCCATTCTCTTCAACAAAAGGGGAGATAGTGTTGAAAGTAAGAGGAGGTGATTTAGTAGGAGTATTAAATTATAACTCTTTGAAAAAACGTAGGTATGGCATGGAATAATAAGTATAGGCTAAGTTATTATAATCTATCAGGTAGTACAGTTGTCCTTAATATTAAGGAGAATGCAACAGTATCATTGACCAATGTAGATGGATTGGGAGAAGAGCCTATAGTAATTAAGAGGGCTGGATTACGGTGTATTAGAAGTAGTATTTGTGAGATTGGATTAGTTGCTTCATCTTTGTCTCAATTAGATTCTTTATATACCAATGATCCTTTTAAGTATAAAGTAGAGATAAGTATAGGAGAAGATTTGTATTGGAGGGGGTTTTTAGATACAGAACTTTATAATGTAAGTTTGGTAAGAGGATTTAATGTAGAGAGGAAGTTTGTAGCATTAGATTCACTGGCATTGCTTAGAAGATTGGACTTTATGGATACTTCTGGCAGTGCACCTGTAAAGTTTACTGGAATAAAAAGTTATTGGAATTTGCTTCAATTAGCTTTTACAGCTTCTCAACTGGATTTTACTTACATTTATGTAGGATGTTCTACAGTTGGAAGTCAAACAAATCAGTCGGGAGAAAACAGTTTTCTTCATTCACATTTTGTAAGATGTGATAACTTTTATGACAATTCGGGGAGACCATTAAAGTGGAAACAAGTGTTAGAAGGTATTTTTGGTGTTTGGAATATTTACGTTCAACTGTATAAGGGAGACGTATATGTATATGATGCTGCTACACTGTTAAGAGGTTCTTTTCCTTGGAAAAGATATAATAATTCATACAATTATGTAGACAGTCCTACTATAGACAGTAATGGAGGGTCTTTAAATTCTTTGTATCCAGGAGATTTACAAGAGGAAAAGTTACCTGGAGTTCAGAAGGCGATTGTTAAGTCTTCATTATACTATAATAACAAGTTAATAAGTTATGATGTTTCAGAAGATAGTATAGGTAGTGAAATAGGATATCAAGACCATACAGGTGATTCTGACTATGCTTGGAGAGAATACTTCTACCAATATAAATATCCTATCAGTGCAGGACATGGAGTACTAACAAAATATAAAGGTATTGGAAATTTGAATAATGCTATTGAAGAATACAGATTAAGTAATTCTTTATTCTTTACTCAGTATTATACAGCCTTTTCAATTCTCTATAAACCATATTTGTTAAATCAGTATAATATAAGTAAATATGGTTTACTGGTAAAAATGAAGGTAAAGTTTAGAACGAAAGATTATCCAGACAAAGATTCTGGTTCTTCCGGAAAGGTTTATAGAGCTGTATTACCTATTCAAATAAAGATAGGGAACAAGCAAGCTTACAATGGCCCCTCAGATATACAATTTGGTCCTTCTGCTACTTCTTGGGTAACGGCTGGAAGTCCTTCAAATAGGAATACTTTTGGATTGAAGTATCATTACTCAGATATCAAATCCCCTTCTCCTATTGAAGATAAATGGTTAGTGAATGGGGAATTTAGAGGGGAAGAATGGGTGGAAGGACAAGTAATTCCTTTGACAGGACAGTTGATGGGAGAGTTGGAAGTAAACATTCTTACCAGAGCTATCATTCTTGATAGACTTGCAGGAGGCATGAGCATGTATGTAGATGGGTTATATATTGGAGGGATTAGTATAATGTTAGTGGAATTGGCTACTTTGAACCCACCTTCTTATAATGATATAGAATACAGGGGAGAGTTAGATAAAAATTGGAAAGAGGAAATGAGTTCTGTAGAGTTGATACATGGAACTAATAAGCCTTACTTTCCACATGCAAAAGGAGCTATAATTAGTTATGATGAAACATATTATATTTATGATGAAGTATATTATAGATACTATTCAGCGGGAGGAAACAAAGAAGCAGAAAAGGTGTTATTGAATACAATGGTTAGTAATTTGACAAATGCAGTTTCTCGTTTGTCAGGTTCTTTTAACATACCTTCTTCATTGGTTAAATACTTTAGTCACAGTAGTTTTACAGGAAAAAAATTTTTGGTGGATGATGTTACAGAATATTTGAGAATAGGAAGAATGGAAGCAGGATTCTTAGAAACTAATATAGAACAATTAGATGTAATATGAACCTCTATACTTCATACGGATTTGTTTCTCCTAAAATAGAACAGCGTAGGACTGTTTTGTTTGATGCCGGAACATATCAACAGTTAGGAGGGATTGGAAGCATTATAAACCAAGCTTCTTCTTATACTATTCAGAGTGCATTCTTGTACTGGGATTCATCTTCTTTGTCCTTAGTTCCTTATTCATCAAAACAATCATCTTTAGTACATTTCTATACAGGTACAACAAATCCTAATAATACAACCAGATTAAATCTTGATGCATACTTATATGCTACCAAGTTATACTCCGGAGCAAACGAAGTTTTAACTTCATTAGCAAGTGATATTCTTTATTATGATTCAGCTAACAAAAAACTTACTCCATATTCATCTAAACAGTCTTCTTTAGTACATTTTTACACTGGCACCACTAATCCTAACAATACAACCAGACTGAATCTTGATGCTTATTTGTATGCTACTAAGTTATATTCAGGGGGAGTTGAGGTTTCTGTTGTAACACATACTCATAATTTTAATTCAGATATATTATATTGGGACAATACTAATCAAAAATATATGCCTTATGTTTCTAAGCAATCTTCTTTAGTACATTTTTATACCGGGACTACTGATCCTAATTATACGGCAAGATTAAATTTAGATGCTTCCTTATATACTACTGAATTAGTTTCTTCAATCAAATCAGATTTAATTCAAAGTAATAGTGTTTCTTATGTACCCGGGCTTTTTGGAAGTGGGTTTAAATTATGGAAAGATACAAGTAATAAATATGTTATTGAATTGGATAGCTTATTTGTTCGAGGAACTTTAAATGCTTATGAGTTTCGCATTAATAGGTTTAGAGCTTCAAATGGGTCTATAATAGTGACAGATGCTGTAAAAGCAAAAAGCGGTTTGACTTATGATTCAAACGCAGGCAAATATTATTTTGAGGTAGAAGATGTATCAGAAATAACTTTTCAAGCAAATGATTTAATTCAGGCGCAGGCTTTTAATGGAATTTCTGTTTATAATCATCAGTTCAAAGTTTATTCTATTAATTCTACTAAAATTTATGTAGTAAACCCCGATGGCTCTAACCCAACTCAAGTAGATATTTCTAACAAAGAATTTGTTCGATTAGGTAATACTACAAATAATTCTCGAAAATCTTTTATTTCATTGAGTGTTGGAAATACAATATTCAGTAATCCTTCTATTGAAATTTGGGATGGAGTTAATAGTTTCACAAGAACTTCTTCTATGATTAAAGTAAGGATGGGAAATTTGGGAGGCTTGACTTTTAATGGTATTAATATTGGAGGATATGGTCTTTATAGCACTAATGCATATTTGCAGGGAGTAATAAATGCAACAAGTGGAAAGATAGGAAATTGGTATATTTCTGGAGGATACTTATCTGCTTCAGATAGCAATGGAAGGATTTCAATAGGTCAGGAAATTAATCTGTATGATGCTTCAAATATTCAGCGAGTTAATATTTGGAAAGGAAACATCGGTGGGATAAGTTATTTTACAGGAGGTTCTTCTTTATCTTGGACAGGAACTTATGCTTCTTATTATACTAAAAATTTGCATGTATTGAATAGTTTTGTTAATCTTTCAAACCAAACTTATTATATTCAATCTTCATCAACTTCTAATGATAACTATCTTAAAACATATACTTCTCTTCAAAGCTCGTCTTATCATATTGATATTTCATCTAATAAGAATTATATCTTTAATTTGCAATTAGCTATTTATGTTTCTTTTACTTTAGATGCAGATGATACCAACCCTGATCCAGATGGGTTAACTACTGAGAATTTTATAAATGGAAGTTATTCTATTGCAGCTACTGTTTACGTATATAATAGTAGCAATGTTTTATTAGGTCAGAGTGCTGCTACTTCTGTTGATTTTATTCCTGAAAATGGAGAGTCATATACTCATTATTTAGATGTTGCTATTAATTTGAATTGTGGATTGATAACTACTTCGCAAGTTTATTTTAAGATAGTATATTCTATTACAAATAATATCAATGAAAAACGAATAAATACTTATTATAGGTATCTTGGAGGAATATGGGAAGAATGGTATGAAACTGAAACCTATCATAATATTGATTCTACTTTTTATGTATATCTTTCAAGTGTGAAACTACAAGGAAATACAGGTGGATTTGTTCAAATAGGAAAAAGTGGTTTTCAAAATATAAAAGATGCTACTCATTATTTTAGAACAGATCAAGCAGATGCGTCTTATATAATGGAAACTAAAGGCTTGGTTAAGATGTTTAGTAATGAAGAATCATGGCCTGTTTGGATAAACAGAAATTATAATTCTAATACTAATCCAGTATTGATGTTAAGCCAAGAAGCATTAAGTTCTGGAACTTGTAAAGTTATTCAATTCAAAGCTTCCAGTTCATTTAGTGATAAAGGATATATTCAATGCAATATTGATACTGCTACATTGAGCTTTGTAACGGGTTCAGATTTGAGATTAAAGGAAAATGTAAGAAATGCTGATGATTTGGATGCACTTAGTATTGTAAAAGCAGTTCCTTTGAAAAAGTATAAGTTAAAAGATTCTGGAATTGAAACGTATGGGTGGGTAGCTCAAGACTTTTTGGGGAAATATGAAATACCAATTGCTAATCTTGATGCTTATAAGAGAAGTGGAGAAACATTAGGATTGGCAAAAGATTATTTGATTGAAATATTGTGGAGAGCAGTAGAACAGTTAGTGGACAAGATAAGTAATTTAGAAACTAAATTAGGAAAAATATGAAAGTAAAGTTAGACAAACAGTTAATCAATGTAGAAGGTTTTCCTTGGAAAGAGGGAGGAAAAGAAGTTACATTGAAATGGATATGTATGAATGCCATTATTCAACCAAGTGAAGGAGATTCAGCAGAGAAGAAGGTGTTAAAGTGGGAAATATTTAAGAAGATACTGAATTCTTCGGATGTGGTTGAATTGACTGCTGAAGAGATTTCTTTGTTGAAGTCTGAAATTGCAAAAAATCCGTCACCATTAATTGTAGGACAGTGTTTTGAAATGTTAGAGGAATAGTTATGTTTACCAAAGAAGGTTGGGAGATAGTATTTTTTATTATTTCAATTCTTCTTGCTATTATTGGGTGGTTGATAATTAAGTTGTTTTCTGTTCAGGAGAATGTGAATAAACACATACAAGGAGTTTTGGAAGGATTAAAAAAAGCAATAGAAGAGTTACGAATAAGTGTTGAAAAACTTAAACTTGCTATAGATAGCAAGGAAGAAGGATGTATAGTAACGCACCAAATTGTAGACAAAAGATTAAATTCACATTCTTTGCGGTTAGATAAACTTGAAAAAGATTTGTTGATAATGGAATCTAAATTTCATAAGGAGGATTGAAATGGAAATTCTTAATCTATTATGGGGGAATGCGACATCTCGAACTGTAACTATAACAACTAATGGGGCACCTTATAATTTAACAGGAAAAACTGTAAGATTTACCATTAAAAGGTCTATAGATTTGAATAATACAAATGATGAGGATGCTTTAATCTTAAAAGATATTACTGTTCATTCTAATCCTTCTAATGGTGAAACTATGTTAACCTTAACAGGAAATGACATGAAATTTATAAATGAAGGGGTTTACTATGCAGATTTCCGTATTTTAGAAGATAATAAGAATACTGAAATGTTAAAAGTAATTGTAAGTAAAGTAGTAACAAAAGGAGTATGAGTGACATAAATGTTAAAATAGCAACTGATTCTGTAATAAATGCAAAAATTGCAGACATCCAAGTTATAAATGACACAAAATACTATGATTGGCAACCTCACCCAGATTGGGTTGAACTTCCCGACCCGGAAATAAATGAGGCATATATATTGGAGAGCTCAGCGGTTGAAACTAATCCAACGCTGGCGCTAATAGCAACAACTTCAACGGGTCAATATCAGGTTAACTGGGGCGATGGAACAATTATTAATTACAATTCAAACACACTTGCGGAACATACATACACCACAGGGGGAAAAGATTGTTCATTGGGTTATCAAACTTGGCTTGTAAAAGTTAAGGGCTTAACCGGTAACATTACTTCGTTTAAGTTTCAGCGCCCATCTGATTATACAATTTCAAACAGAACGCACTACAACGGGGTTTTATACGTTAAATTTAATTTACCTTATTGTAATTTTAATTACTTGC